AAACCGTGTTGAATTTACATTCACATGTGCTGCTGCAAGTAAGGTACATACTATTGGTGCTCAGACAATTTCTGGAACAATCGTTGATGCAAATACATCAACAGCATCTGATAAGGTATTCGTATTGGGCGACACTATCGGTGCAGGTGGTTCTGGTTCTACCAAGACAATTACTACAACATAATAAATGAAGTTTGACGAACTGAATGATGAAACATACATTCTTTTCGCCATTAAGCATTATGAAAATCCTCATTGCGTTACACGCGATGACTTTGATGAAGACATAAAACGTTTCAAGTATCTTAAAAGACTCTTGAAACGTTATGTGCGAAGAGGTCCGTTAAGGATCCATCTCGTTATAAATCATCTGATTATTCTATACAATGTTTTTGGTGAAGCTGCAACTCCACTCTTGTTTTATAAACTTGAGAGGGAATACTGGAGTGTATTGAAAACTATACTTATCTATTTGAATAAATACCCAGTAGGAATGCTTCCTGCATTGGAAACAGATCAAGATTTAGAACACGAATTAAGAAACATCTAATGAACGAAGAAATGATGACTGCTGGTGCTGGAGGATTTAGTGGGAGTGCTGCTGCCACAGGTCCGAATGCGGGATTTGATCCTGTCATCAAGTTTCGTGGTAAGGTATTGAAGAGAAAGAAGAAGATAAAAGAATCTACTACATGTCCTCGTGATAGTCAGAGACCATCTAGATTATTTCAGTATAAAGTTAATGTTCCAGAAGTAGGAGAAACTATAGTCTATGCTAATAGTCCTGCAGAACTGAGGATGAAATTAAGAATGACTATCATGCCTAAGTACAGGTCAGGTATTAACATTGAACGTATTATGCCTGGTAATGCTGGTAAATTCTTTATGGATAAACGCATGAAGCATATGCGTAACGTATCTGAAGCACAAGATACTCAGATCAAGAATCAAATGAATCAACAGAAGATTCAGAACATGAAGAAGAAAGTCATGTTGAAAAAACAAGAACTTCAAAAGCAACTACAGTTGAAGACACAGCAGTTGAAGAAGAAGGCTAGGGTCGGAGCAGAGTTAGACGCGACCAAGTAATGTCGGATATAAATTCAGCAATATTAGAAAGACTTGAGAAGGTCGTGGATACTCTTCAAGACAATTCCGTCAAGATGGGTCAGATTCTTGCTGTACATAACGAGAAGTTAGACAAACAAGACAAAATTGATGAGGTTTTATTTGAGAAAATAGATAGGTTACACGCAGATGTCAACAGAGAAACAGAAGCAATTAAGAAAGGATGTGAGAGAGACATCCGAAAAGTCGATGACCGTCTTCGGACGATGGAAAAGAAAATGTGGTCTATTTTTGGTGCTCTTGCTGTTATATCTTTCCTCGTTAGTCCAATCGGACAAAAAATCGTAACACCCATGTTGACAGGGAACACACAAAGTAGTATTATAGAAAGGCAATAATCTAAACTCCTTGAGTGATTGACAAGTTATACGTTAATCTAATATCTGCAAGACTTGATAAGTTCAAGCAGGTACGAGATGGTGTGTACAATTTTAGGTGTCCTTACTGTGGTGACTCACAGAAGCATCGAAATAAATCCAGAGGATATTTCTTTACAAAGAAGAGTGGTTTAGTTTATAAGTGTCACAACTGTGGTGTAGGTAGATCTTTTGGTAACTTTCTAAAGGATCAATGCAGTGATATCTATGACGAATACGTCATGGAAAGATACAAATCTGGTCTTACTGGTAAGGGCAGAAATGTTGCTGATCCAGTTTTCAAAACAGAAAAACCTAAGTTCAAGAAAAATTTAGAAGTGCAAAGTATTGCTGATCTAAATAGAACGCACCCTGCAGTCAGATATCTTCTCGAACGCAAAATACCTCAGGAATGTTTCACTGAGCTTTATCACGCAGAAGAGTTTTGTACTTGGGTTAACACACAAAAACCTACATTTGAAAATGTCAAGAAAGATCACCCTAGAATTATCCTACCCTTCATTGATGACAAAGGAGAATGGTTTGGATTTCAAGGTAGATCTTATGGTTTGAATGATAGAATGAGATACATAACTATCATGCTTGACGAAGACAGATCTAAAGTATTTGGACTTAATACAGTTGACTTTAACAAGACAGTTTATGTAACGGAAGGACCGTTTGATAGTCTGTTTATAGATAACGCTATTGCCATGGCAGGTGCTGACATTGATTGGGACTTGCTTGATGGTAAAGATGTTGTATTTGTTTTTGACAATGAAAAAAGGAACAAAGAAATTGTAGATCGCATGATGCGTGCAATCCAAAAAGGATATGACGCAGTAATTTGGCCACCTAACTTAAAAGAAAAAGATTTGAATGACATGTATGTAACTGGACACGATGTGCAAAGTCTGGTAGAATTCAATACCTATGATGGTCTTGAAGCCCAAGTAAAATTAACCGAATGGAAAAAGGTATGACCCCTAACGAAATCAACGTCATTAAAAGAGACGGAACTAAAACACCTCTTGACCTTGATAAGGTTCATCGCATGGTAGAACTCGCTTGCGAAGGTCTCGCAGGTGTCTCTGAGTCCCATGTTGAAGTGAATAGTGGGTTGCAATTCTTTGATGGTATTAAAACCTCTGATATTCAAGAAATTCTTATTCGTTCTGCAAACGATTTGATTTCTTTAGAATCACCTAACTACCAATACGTTGCTGCTAGATTACTTCTATTCAGTCTCCGTAAGTCTGTATATGGTGAGCATCCAGATTCACATCCTCATCTCAGAGCACATGTAGATCGCTGTATTCAATCTGGTATTTACGATCCAGTTATTGTAAATGAATATAGTCTAGAAGAGTGGGATAAACTCAATAGTTACATCGATCATGATCGTGATTACCTGTTTACATATGCAGGTATTCGACAGGTAGCAGATAAATATCTTGTACAAGATCGTTCCACAGGAATTGTATACGAGACTCCTCAGTTCATGTATATGATGGTGGCAGCAACCCTCTTTCAATCCGACGACAAATTCTACCGACTGGAGTACGTTAAAAAGTATTATGACGCAATCTCAAAGCACCGACTCAACATCCCAACACCAATCATGGGAGGTGTCAGAACACCCATTCGTCAATTTGCATCTTGTGTTCTGGTTGATATTGATGACACCCTCGATAGTATCTTTAGCTCTGATATGGCTATTGGCAAATACGTCGCACAGAGGGCTGGTATTGGCATCAACGCTGGTAGGATCAGGGGGATCAACAGTAAGATCAGGGGTGGAGAAGTTCAACACACAGGTGTTGTCCCCTTCCTTAAAAAGTTCGAGAGTACTGTTAGATGCTGTACTCAAAACGGTATCAGAGGAGGGTCGGCCACTGTCCACTTTCCTATCTGGCATCAGGAAATCGAAGACATCATCGTCCTCAAAAACAACAAAGGAACAGAAGACAACAGAGTCAGAAAACTAGACTATAGTATTCAACTTAGTAAAATATTCTATGCAAGGTTCATTGCAGATGGAGAGATCACATTGTTCTCCCCACATGATGTTCCAGATTTGTTTGATGCTTTCGGCACAGATAAATTTGATGAACTATATGAATCTTATGAAAAGAATGAAGAAATTCCTAAGAAAACTATAGGTGCACAGAAATTAATTTTAGATTTACTTAAGGAAAGAGCAGAGACTGGTCGTCTTTACATCATGAATATAGATCATTGTAATGATCACTCCTCTTTCAAAGATAAGGTAAGTATGAGTAACCTCTGTCAAGAGATTACTCTACCTACAGATCCTATTCAACACATTGATGGTGCAGGTGAGATTGCTTTGTGTATTCTATCTGCTATCAACGTAGGTAAGATCAATAAATTAGAAGAGATTGATGAACTATGTGAACTAGCAGTCAGAGGATTGGATGCACTAATTGATTACCAACACTATCCTGTTAATGCTGCTAAACAAAGTACTCTTAATAGAAGGTCACTTGGTATAGGTTATATTGGACTTGCACATTATCTTGCTAAGAATGGTGCTAAGTATGATTCAGTAAAAGCATTTGATCTCGTTCATAAGCTTACTGAGAGGTTCCAATTTGCCCTTCTAACAGCGTCCAATCGTATGGCAATGGAGAAAGGTCCTTGCGGTTATTTTGGTAAGACAAAATATGCTGACGGAATTCTTCCTATCGATACATATAAGAAGGACGTAGATGAAATCATACCAAATGACCTTTCCTGTGATTGGGAATTTTTACGAGGACGAATACTTGAGTACGGACTCAGGCACAGCACGTTGTCCGCACAAATGCCTTCGGAGAGCAGTTCCGTTGTGTCTAACGCAACAAATGGAATTGAACCTCCTAGAGACTACTTGTCCGTTAAAAAATCCAAGAAGGGACCCCTTAAGCAAATTGTTCCATCTTATCAAACGCTTAAGAATAACTATACTCTCCTTTGGGACATGCCAAACAACGAAGGATACATCAAAGTATCTGCAGTAATGCAGAAGTTCTTTGATCAGGCAATCAGTGGTAACTGGAGTTACAATCCAGAGAACTATCCTGATAATGAAGTGCCTGTTAGTGTGATGGCAAACGACTTACTTACAACTTATAAGTATGGTTGGAAGACATCTTACTACCAAAATACATATGATGCTAAAAAAGATGGTGATGAAACTTCTGATAATGTAGACAATTTAATTAACGAATTACTCACTACGGAGGAAGAAGATTGTGACAGTTGCAAAGTCTGAAGTAAAAGGAATGACAGTATTTAACACAAACAAAGTAGACACAAAAAAACAACCCATGTTCTTTGGACAACCATTAGGTGTTCAAAGATATGATTCATATAAGTATCCAGTATTTGATAGACTTACTCAGTCTCAACTAGGATACTTCTGGAGACCAGAAGAAGTTTCTTTACAGAAAGACAGAGCAGACTATCAAACACTCACACCAGAGCAGAAGCACATCTTCACTTCTAACTTGAAGTATCAAATCATGCTTGATTCTGTACAAGGTCGTGCACCTGGTATGGCATTTGCACCATACTGTTCTCTACCTGAGTTGGAAGCATGTATTAATGTATGGCAGTTTATGGAAATGATTCATAGTCGTTCCTATACATACATTATTAAGAACGTATATGCAGATCCTTCAGAGGTGTTTGACACTATCTTAGATGATGAGAATGTGATGCAACGTGCAGAGTCTGTTACTGAATCCTATGATGATTTCGTTAACCATGCACATGAGTATGACAACTGTCAGACTTGGGATCTTGCAAGACAAGGACATCTAACTGGAACTTATGACAGAAAAGAACTCAAAAGAAAACTCTACAGAGCCATCGCTAACGTCAATATCCTCGAAGGTATTAGATTTTACGTTAGTTTTGCTTGTTCTTTTGCCTTTGGAGAAAATAAACTTATGGAAGGATCAGCGAAGATTCTATCCTTGATTGCTAGAGATGAAAGTCAACACCTAGTTATTACACAGAATATTCTTAAGAAGTGGGCAGAAGGAGATGACCCAGAGATGGAAGAGATCTCAAGGGAAGAGAAAGAGTTTGTAACTCAAATGTTTATAAAGACTGTTGATGAAGAAAAGTTATGGGCAAACTACTTATTCAAAGAAGGTAGTATGATAGGTCTTAATGAGAAACTACTTCATAATTATGTTGAGTGGATCGCTAATCGTCGTATGAAAGCGATTGGTATTGACCCTGTGTTTGATCAAGTTGCAAGAAACAATCCTTTACCTTGGACTCAACACTGGTTAAATAGTAAAGGACAACAGAATGCACCACAAGAAACGGAGATTGAAAGTTATGTCGTTGGAGGAATCAAACAAGATGTCAAAGGAGACACCTTCGCAGGATTCTCTCTCTAATCCTAGACCAGAGGAAGAGATAGCAGCACAAATTGCAAACGCAGATAGTTCTGAATGGTTTGATAAAACTTATAATGATCTAGTGGAGACAGGTAACGACTATACTGTAGATCAAACCGATCAGTTATGGGCAACTGCTCGTAAACTAGCAGCACAAGAAAGGTTGCACGATGACATCAGGAGACAAAATGGGAAAAGCACAGAGAATTAAAGACGGTGGAAGGAACGCAAATGTTCCTGTAGACATGTCAGATGACTTCTATGACAATGGAAACGAGTACTGTAGATACTTAATTACTGATCCTCGTAGTGATAGAACGTTAAGAAATAATAAAGAATCGAATAAAAGTCGGTAAACTGTAACGCAGTGAACATCCTGTGTCAGGAATCTATGATATAAATATAGATGTAGGTTAACCTACCGATTACGTTCATCCAATGCAAGGACTAGCACTACTGGTATTACTCCTCGCTGATCATGATCCATCCCATTGGGAAATGTCGTGTGCAGAGTGGAATGACACAAGGATTGAAATACTGAGCGATCAGTATCACACTCCTGATGCTAAAGAGTATCTTATAGATT